GAAACCTTCAACCCGGGCGGACACTTCGGCCGCCTTGACGCGCTTTTTTTCCACCGCGTCCAGGTCTTTTTTGACCTGCAGGGCGTTGCGCCAGATCAGATCCGCGGCCGGGGCTTTCACAGCACCGGCCTTTCGTCGCGGGTGCATTTGCACACCCACTCACCGCCAATATCCTGAAATTCTGACAACTCCTTGACGCCGTCGGAAACAACCGTCCATGTCTGGTTGTCGCCGGCTCCATCCGCCACAACAAACGTGCTGCGATAAACCGGCCGGGCAGGAACCTCGGAAATCCGCACCGATATTTCAGCCTCGTGGCGCCGGCTTTGCCCTTCCGGCAAACGGTTAAAATCCTCATCAACAATAACCGTTACCGAAGCGGCCGATCCGCCCAGCGGCGTATAGGTGGCCGCCACGCCGTGAAAAGTATAGTGATTGTCAATCAGGGCCACTACCCGATCCCTTATCCGCTTCCGCTTTGGCCTTGGCCCGGGCGTCTAACTTTTTCAACTCCATACATTCCAGACAGGCAAGCATCTGTTTCGACACGCCGGACAATTTAATGATTTCCCCGGCTTTAAACTGCAGGGAAGTCAGGACCCGATAAACACCCTGGCCCAAGGGCTCTAAATTTCTTTTCCGGGATTTTGCCTGGGCATCGGTCAATCCGACCGACACCCCGGCTGTTATATCAATAATCCCGGTGGTTTTATATTTGATCATAACAACCCCCTTCCAGGATTAAACCATCGTTACAAAGCAAGCATTCTGCCAGTAACCGTATCCGACATTTCGCCACGTATCGATGCCGTACTGATGGGCATCGTTGTCAAATTCGTATTCCGACCCGTAGCCTTTGACCTTCATCTGCACCGCGGTTTCTTCCTGGCGGATGAAAGCTTTGATAGCCGAATCCGTTCGAAACACGACAAATTCATCGGTCCAGTCGGTGCCGATTCTGGCATTTGGCACCACCGAAATTGAAAAACCCGGCGGAACCGACTTCAATGCCAGTTCGGTAGGCGCCCCGGCAAACGGTGTTGCAACGGCCTGTTGTGCCGCCATTCCCAAGGTCAGGGGAACCATTACCAAGAACTCACTTGCGTTTTCGTTCATGGGCTCGCCTTTATCATCCTTGAAACCGCAAATCGCATTGATGCCGTGAACGATTGCCCATTGCATTTCCGCAACTGCCGGAACGGTCACACTTCCTGCCGTTGCAACGGGCATGGCGGAAATATCAACCGTAATGTCATTGTCCTGGGTCCCGGAATCACCCTCTGAATGATCCGTATCAAAGAAATACTGACCATCGTAACAAGTCGTGGAGGCGGCATTCAGGATCAGGGTGGTAAGCAGGGACGCCCAATGGGCGTTGGCCCTTCTGGCCATTTCCGCAATTCGAATCAACACCTGCCCGGATTTGTCCCGGCGCAAATCTCGAACCAGAACCTCCAGGGTGGCCTCGTAATGCTTATTGGTGATAGTCAGGTTGTTTTCCCTGAAACCCTTGGCATTTCGGCCACCGACCCATTCACGCAAAGCCGGGCTCATACCCAACCAGGCGTATTGCTCGGACGCCTGATCGGAATTGAAAAGGTTTGACACCTTCGAAACCCAGGCGGAACCGACATCCTGTTCTAACGCCTTATAGAAAGTGCCGATAATCTGCCTTTCTGTTAAAAGTTTGACTCCCATTTTAAAATCCCCCTATTTTATAAAATCGGTTATGAGTTGTCTTTATTAGCCCACGTTCCAACCATCTTGGTGACAATCCACCCGTCGGCATCACCGTATTCAATGTCAACATAGTCACCCCGGCAAGCCGTGGCCTTGGTGTTGACAATGCCATGATTGTCCGTTGAAGCCCGATCCGGGGATGCAAGGCCATCACTTGCATTTGGTGCAATGTCAACAATCGCAACACCAAAGGCCCCGGAATTGACAATCCTGAAGGCCATTCCCGCCACGGCGGGAAGGGTGATCACCTTGGCATCCGTTCCGATCTGAAACAATTTCCCTGAATCTTGTTCATCAAGGGTTTTGTTATCCGTTAATGTTTCAGCCGTTAAGCCTTCATGCGGATCACGGAAGGCAGTTGCATCAAACCGCACAATGGCAACACCGGCGGAAACATAACGGTGGATAAAGCCAATGAACACACCGGACGCCTTCAGGAATGAAAACGCATTATCATCCTGTGCATAAACAGGTTGCCCAACATCGGTAATCACAGCACCTGTAACCGAAAGTTTAACCTTCCCGGATTCAATCACCCGCACGTTGATTGCCGTGGCGGCCCCAGCGGAATTGTCCGCCTGTTTTTCTGCAAATCCCGCAAATCTGTCTGCAGACGTCAACGGTTGTGCATGGCCCGTACCATCCACCAATCCGACAGCCGCCCCTTCATAAACAATATCGGCGGCAATAACAGGAAATTCGTTGCGATCCCCCACTTCTATGTCTCTGGGAGTATCGGCGGCTAAAGTAGTCATAATTAATCCCCTTTATATTTTTGGTTATTGGTTAATTGTTGTTATTTTTTGGAAATGGTTTTCACCAGGCCCGCGGCAATTGCTTTTTCGGCGGCGACATATGTTTCAAAATCATCCATAAACTCCGCTCTTATTTCTGCGCTTTCGGCCCACGCCTTTTTGCACTTCTCTTCAACCGACAGGTTGTCATCAACCGCTGCCGGTGCGTCGATTGCCGTATGATGCACGGAATCCGGGGCGTCAGATCGATGATTAGCCAAAGCAGTGGTCCTTAAAACCTTTTCAGCACCCAAAACCTGAACGGCGGCTTGTTCGCCGGTGGTTTTGCCGTCCCACATCAGGGCCGTGATCAGATCTTCGTGGCCGGGGATGAGCTGTTCGGAAACCGCTTTGATTCTGGCCAGTTCATTGGCGGCCCCTTCCCGCAAGCCCGCCTGTTTGCCCTCGGATGTCAGGTCCGTTACGATATCCGGATATTCGGCCTTGATAAGTTCAAGCGTGATTTCCGGCGCTTTTGGTTTGTTATCTACCATTTTAAAATCCTCCTTTACATTTTTCTGGCCGGAAATCCCGGCGATTAAATTTTTGGGAGCATTCTTATATTGCTCCAGGCCCTTAAGGCCGGCCTGAATGCTGACTTTTTCGGTAACTTTGTCCGCCAGACCGTATTTTACCGCCTCGGCGGCTGTTAGCCAGGTTTCGTCGGTCATCATTTCCGATATTTGATCGTTCTCCAGTCGTGATCGGTTATGATAGACCGCGATCATGCCGGTTTTAATTTTTTCGAGGGCCACTGCCATCTTGTTCATATCTTCAGCCGTGCCAGCCACCAGACCGGCCGGATCATGTATCATTATCATGGCGTTTTCCGGCATTTCGATCTCATCACCGGACATGGCGATAACCGACGCGATTGAAGCGGCTATGCCGTCAACCTTGACATTTATTTCGGCCTTGTGAGATTTCAGGTAGTTGTAAATGGCGTTGCCGTCGAACACGGAACCTCCCGGTGAGTTTATAAAAACATTGATGGTTTCCAGCTCGCCCAACGCCTTTAATTCATTGATCAGGCGCTTGGCCTCGACAGTCGAACCATCCCCCCAGAAATCCTTTCCGATCCGGTCATAAATCATCACATCGGCGGATTTGTTATTCGTCTTTGCCTGAATCGAAAACCACTTCATTTTCCCTTTCCCCCTTTTTGTCTCTGTGTGGTGTTATAAGCCATCGGTTAATCCTCCTTTGTTTCTGTTTTGTCTCTGTCCAGCCCGGCATCTATGATCTTTCTTTGTTCTTTGGCCCGCTGCGGGAACTTCTGATCCCAATCGCCGCCGGTTAAAGCGGCGGTTTCTTCCGAATGAGTTGTCAGCGTCAGGTCAATTCGTTTCTCGGCGGCTTCGACCTCTTTTTTTTCGTCGATTTGCCCGGGGGCCTGGCCGGTCCATTCCGACCCCAGATACGCCTGTCTGATCAGAGAGTCGCCCGTTAAAAACCCGGGGGCGGCGATGCGGCCGCTTGCAACCGCCTCGGTCATCCATAATTCGTAAACCGGGCGGCACAAATTATCTGCCAGCCATTTGCGGCGCCCCTTGAAGTATCGCCAGGCCTCCAGCAGCGCGGCCCTTGCCGCCGAATAACTGGCGGTAAAATGTTTGACCAGCAGTTCAAAGGGCAACTCCAGGGCCACGCCGACCTGCCGCATTACCGCCAAAACAAACGGATCAAACGATTGGTTGGGGCGTCCGGGATTTGCGGTTTCGATGCTTTCGTTGGGATTCAGGTCCAGGATGGCTGCGGATGCCAGTTTATAGTCTTTGTCGCTGGCTTTGCCGCCGGTTTCGGTCTGGGGCTGCATAACGCCCAGGCCGTCTTGAGATTCGGATTTGATGAAAACCGTAAAAAAAGAACTGACAACAGCGGCGGCAACTTCGGAATCGGTGTACCGTCCGAGCTGCTTTAAAATTTCAATCACCGGGGCCAGGTCGGGCACGCCCCGGGTTTGGCCCACACGGCGCTTGTTGTAAAGGTGCAGCACATTTTTGCGGCCGGTTTTAGAACCGTATGCCTTGATTCTTTTCCATTTGTTTTGTTCGGAATAAAGGTTCCCGGGATGGCCCTGCAGAATGTGATATTCATCCGGCGCCCCGTACATGTCTTTTTGTACGCCTTCGGCCAGGGTTTCGGTATCGGCGATATTGTCGGCATTGCAAACGCGGTCCGATTCTACAAGTTGCAACCGTAGCCGGTAGGGACGGCCCTTTATCTCTTTTTCGGGCGTCAAAATAAGAACATCGCCGTTTTCAAGGGTCGATCTTAACGCCAGGTCCTGAATGCCGGCAAAATTCAAGGTACGCGTAATATCGCAATCGGTCGAATTGGCCCACAATCTCCATTCGGCTTCGGTCCTTTTTTCCCAGGCATCGGCATTATCTTCATTTAATCCCAAAATATCGCGGTCGATGCGGGATCGTAACACCAGGCCGGTGCCCACAATGCTGGTCAACTTGGTATTGATGGCGCCGGCAGCCAGAGGGTTGTCGCGCACCAGGTCCCGGGAGCGCTCCCGCAAGTCGGCCAGGTACGGCAGAATGTCGGTGTCGGCATCACCGCTGCTGGTTTTCCACTCGGAAAGCGAGCGGCGGCTTTTGGATGCGCCGGCATAACTCTGGATCAGGGTCATGCCTATTCTGGCACGCATGCGCACGGCCCCGCGAACCGGTGATAAAAAGGAAACCGCCCGGTCAATGATGTTGGGCTTGATGTCAATTTTGTTTTTATGAATAACTTCGCGCATCAGTCCACCGGAGTTGCCCCTTTGATTAATATGCCGCCGTTGGCTTCGCGGGCCGCCATTAACTTGGCTTTTCTCAACTCTTCCATCACCGCTTTAAGATCGGCATTGGTCGCTGATCGGCCCCCGGTGCCTGAATAGGATTGAGCGCCGGTCAAAATTGCAGTTTTGGCGGTTTCCAGCTCGGCAACGATTTCGGCCCAGGTTTGCGTCATAAAAAACCCCATGTATGGTGGTATTTAAAACTTAGAACACTATAACATGGGTTTTTATCAATTTTGGGCCATGTGGGAGAAATCAGGGTGAAATCGAGGTGAAATAGGGGGGAAATAGGGTGTTAAAGTTCTTGACACAGCTTTTCAGGTGTCATTCGGGGATGGTAATTGAGCCTTGCTTTTTAGTATTCTTCCGAAACCAATCATCCAGATTGTCGGCATGGGCATACCAGCGGGTGTTGATCTGCACCGCCGGCAACCCTATCTTTAAAAAATGTTCAAACAGCCGATTGCTGATTTGCATATATTTCAAAATATCGTCTTTACTGGTAAATATTTTGTTTGATTTCATTTAAGGTTTTTTTTAAATATATAACTTATAAATATTTGAAAGACGTTGTGAATAATAATTAAAAATAATAACTGTAAGCCTTTGTTTTTATTGTATTTTATTTTTTATGTGGTTACGGTTGGCTTGTCGGAACTCGCTTTTTCATAACCTGCTGTTTTTTACAGTATATATAGATCGAAAATAAATAGAGATTATTTTTTATACATGGGAGTAGTTGCGGCACTGGAAGATCGTCGCATATACGGCCAATGACGCCGCCGCTTGTTTTTGGCTTATTTAAATAAAATCAGAATCCAATACCAACGCTTCTGACCTTGCGGCCTGTCTTTTGCCCTGGTGTTTCCTGATTTTCCGGCACCTTCCAATGCATCATCCCCTGAATATCATGGGCCACCAGGCATAAAACCGCGCAGTCCCACAGATGGTTGGCCTTGCCGGACGGGCATTCCCATAAACCCTTTTCGTTGGTAAACTCGGCCGTCATGTGGCGGGCCCAGTCCGGGGCAAACTCGGCGTTTTCGTGCCAGGCCCCGGGATCGGCCGGGTCCACTTCCAGTATCCGGGAAAGTTCGTCTTTGTAATATTTGGTGTTGACGTTGATGGCTTTCAGGCCGCCGGGGATCGGCTTTTGACGGCCGGGGTAATATTCCAGGTTACGCCACGTAAACGGCTGAGCCATGGTGTCGCGCCCGAATGAAGGGAATATCCTTCCGCGATGTTTGCGGCAAAAATCGTACACCTCGGACGTGCGGTGCCCCAGGGCATCCTGGATGGTCATCATCACCGGGTAGCGATTGCCCTCGGCATCCAGATACTGATCTTCCCACAGCACCCGTTCCAAGGCCCGAAAATCCGACTTTTTGTCGCTGCCCACCATGGCCAAATACCCTTCCCGGATGCCCCAGGATTCTTTTAAAAGCTCGGTGCCGCCGTACCCAAAGGCCCGGATGCGGTACCAAAGGCCGTGATCCTGGGTGTCCACACTGGCCAGCAGGCCGGCCACAACCCCGCCGCCCGGGACCCGGCCCCTGGGGCGGTCGTCGCGCAACAGCAAAATGCGATCTTCGTGGCGCTCCTTGACATACTCTTTCCAGGGCCCGGCTGCAAAACCGTTTAAAAAGTCTTTTAGCTTGATTTTATCTTTCAGGCCCTTTAAAAACGCGGCCGCGCATTCGGACAAACTCACAAAAGGGGAAAGCCAGGCCGGTATGTGAAACCCGATCACCCGGGGGCGGAAGGTTTTTAAATATGTAAACAGGGAAAGCCCCTTTTCGCGGTCGCGCCACTCACCCATACGCACCGCAAAGTTGCGCTTGGCGTCCGACCACTCACTGTTACATTTTTCGCACTCGTAATGCGCTGTTTTTTTGGTTTCAACGATGCGTGCATCAGCCCCGGATCCGTCCGGCCACTTGATCTGCTCAAAATTCATTTTTTGCATGGCGCCGCAATCCGGGCAGTGCACCCAAAAATCGAACACCACCTCGGCCTCGGGCGCAATCATCAGGCCGGGGTTGTCAGGATCCGGGCAGCCTTCCAGGGCCCGGGACACACCTTCATCTTCCTTGGTCGGGGATGAAAGGCGCCACAGCTTGCGCATGTGCGGAAAATTGCGCATCCGTTTGCGCAGCAGATCCACCGGCCCGGCCTCTTTTTTGCCGACAGTTAAAGGATATTTGTTTTCTTCATCCGCCACGCCGTAGGGCAGGGGCCGCTGCGCCAATCGCGCCGCCGACGTGGCCCAGGCCATATGGATAATCTGGTGTTGTAGCTTGATTTTAAGCGTGGTCTCATCGTCTTCATACCCGGTGCGGTAAGATGCCAGGCGTTTTGAATCCCGAATGGTGGTTTGCAGGCGGTCCTTGCATGTATCGCCGGACTCTTTTTCATTGGGCGCAACCCACAGCACGTTGCCCGGCTTGCGGTCGGCAGCATACCCCAGACAATTGATCACGCACTGGGTTTTGCCGGTCTGGGGCGCGGCGCACACGATAATTTCCTGCACCGAATCAAAAAACGATGCATCCATGATCCCGGCCAGGTACGGCGTGGTGTCGTTTTTCCAGCGGCCCGGCATGGGCGAATCCTGGGGCAGCACAATGTGATTTTCAACCCACTTCGACGGCCGGATGTCGCGCTTTTTGCGCAGCATCTTCTTTTCGCCCCGCGACCACTTGACGGTCATTTTAACGGGCTTGTCCGGCGTAGCCTGCAAGGCGAAGCCGGAAAGCCAGGCCGGATCAATCTCTATCGGTTGCGGTATCGCCATGTTTCTTAATTTTATTAAATAATTTCATCAAACATTTATAATGATGACTTCTTTGTTTCTTAATTTTATTAAATAATTTCATCAAACATTTATAATGATGACTTCTTTCATATTCACCAATAGCTTTAATCGAAAGCGCTTCTTCATTTTCCAAAATTGTTTTTTCACATATTTGGCAAGTTGGTTTTTTACCTCTGGTTTTTTTTCTAATTCCACCAATTACAAACAATCTGCCCATTTTAAATTCATACATTTTAACCCTTTTTTTCGGTTTGCTTTTCCAGCCAGGCCATCACATCAGCCAGCACAAAACGCCGATATTTCCCCACGACGACCCTGGGCATAGACCCCAGTCCGGTTTCCTTGGTCCTGGAATATACCCAGCTCTTAGGTACCCGTAAAACACCCGCAAGCTCATCAACCGTTAATAGATCCACCGTAATAAACTCATGAGCATGGAGTTTGAACTTATCCAATTCAACCATTGTAAAATCTCCTTTTTTTTGTTTAAGATTTTTATTTCGTTTAAAAATTCCTGCCCACTCTATCGGTTATTCTTATAGGTAGACTTTAAGTCTTTTTTTACTATAACTTTTAAAAAGAAAAAAAAGAAAATTTATATAGAAAGTTTATGCACAGGGACCTTTTAGGTCTACCAGGGTAGCTGTTATTCAATTTGAAGTGAAATACCTTTATAAACATAAGCACCTTTAATCTTTCGCTTTTCAAACCGCATTCCAAGCCACTGGCCGAATCGCCGTTGTTTGGGAGGATTTTTCGAAACTTTTTTCGTCCACCAATTTTCGAAACAATCATAGAGAACAGATGCGCCTTCATTCAATTCCGGTCCGATCTCGCAACACTCATCAAGAAAGTCTGAAAGAATATCCTCGCTGGACCAGGCCCTGCGGATTGTCCGCTTCCGCCTGTATTCCGCGAGGGCCTGTTTTACGGTGGAACATGATCTGGGATGGGATTTTTCCATCCTTGGGTGGTGCCATTGGGATATATATTCCATAGGAGGCGGGTTTAAACCTTGCTTCTGCCACAACAGGTAGCCTTCAACCAAGTTTATTTTATCAGTCCATAAACCTCTTACGGACATAGCTTCTTCTCTTAGCCTTTTTAATATTTCATTCATATATTTTATTTGCGCTCGTAATAGGCTTAATTCTGTTTCAAGCTCCCCCCATTTTTCTCTTAACCATGACGCTGTAATTTGTTTTGAAAAACACTCTGTAATTTCTATAAATGTTTTATCTCCTATTCCTTTAATTTTTTTCAACTGACCACTTTCGACCATTTTTAAAATATCTTCTATAGTATGATCAATAATCAAATAAGATAATATTCTTGTTGCTCTCATGCTAAGCTCGAAATCACAAATCAATATATTTCTTAATTTTGTTCTAATAACTACATTGGGCATTTACTTACCTCCTTTCCTAACCAAAACTTCTATTTCATCCATATTGCCGAATTCGTGCAGCAGATCATCCACATCGGCATAAAACAATTCCTGCCACACCCGCACTTTTTTGGGATCGCCGCCCACAGCCACAATCCAGTCAACAGCCTTGATCATGGCCAGGTGTTTTAACCCCGATTCCAAAGCCCCGATTTTAACGGCCGTGGCGGTTTCAGCGTCCGAGCGCAAAATATGCAGTTTTTTATCTTTTTCAAAATCGAACCTTAATTTTTCAATCTGTATTTTCAGCTTTTCGTTTTCGTTGACCAGTTTTTCAGCCTGGGTTTTACTCATATTGCCGAATTCATCGGACGTGCGCTTTAAATCCCCCCGTAAAATATAATCAGACACATCGGCTTTCAAAACCGTGCCGTCGGCCTGCACCGCCAAAAGCCCGGCCTTGGCGTCGTTATACAGTTTGCTTTTTTTGATTTTATACCCCTGGCCCTGCAAATACTTTAAAGCCTCGGTGCGGGTTGCAAACGGCGGTTCCACAGACAGATACCGGGCTTCCAGGCCCGCAATCGCCCCGGCCAGGCCGTCTTTGGCCGCGTCCCAGTTGCGCTTGGCCGCCGCCGAATAGTCCGCCTGGTACGCCTTGCGGGTTTCTTCCACCGCTGTCTGCAACAGCGCCAGATCCTCGGCCTCTTCCCCGGTGATCTTATCTTTCAGCTTTTCAATCTTTGCGTTCATTTTCAGCATCCTGCCGCCATCCGCAGCCGTCAAAACAGCAATTCATATACTTATCCCTTCGCCGGGCAAAACTCATAATGTTCACCATACCAGCCGCAAACCTTGCATTTGTGCTTTTTTTCCAATTCCGCGCCCAGTTCTTTTTCCGGCGCCGCCGCCGCTTTTTCCGCGACCGTTTCCGGTAAAATATCCGCGCCCCCCTTTTTTCCACAATCCAAAAAAGAACGTCCGACGGTCATAGATGGAGGCAGGCCCGCATACACCCAGGCGTACAGATCCACCCCGGCTTTGATGGCATCGCCCGGATCCTTACCGTCGGGTACCGGCCAACGCTCGGCCTGGGGATATTGTTGCTGCCACCACTGCCAGGCTTTGGCTCCGGCCTCGTCGAAATCAAGGGCCACCAGTATCCGGTCCGCGTGTTTCAGGATCGCCGCGGCCGCCATATCCGGTTTGGTTGAAGATGATCCCACAGCCAGGGCACCGATATCGTCCGGGCAGGCCGCGGCCGTGGCCATGGCGTCCAGCTCGGCCTCGAGTATCACAAAAAGGTTGCCATGCAGCCGGATCAGCATGGTATCCATACCGGAACCGGGCACGATGTAGTATTTACGGCCTTTTTCGGTTTTCAGGTCCGCCTTCGGCCGCCGGATCCGGATCCGCAGCGGGATGTTCGACCCGATGCCGTTAACCAGGTACGGAATCACGATCCCCCTGGGTATCCACAGTTTTTTGGGCTTTTTGTCGGCCTTTAAGATCGTTTCCAGGCCCCAGGATTCCCGCGATCTGAAGTAATTATCCAGATTTACACCCAGCTTAAACGCCTTTACCGCCTCGATATCCAACCCGCGGCCGGCCAGCCAGGCCAGTTTTTCCGGTTTTATGAGTAAATCCGAGTGACATTTATCGATAAACGCGCCTGCTTTTTTCCGCCACAGTTCCGTAGGCGCTTTATATTCGGTTGGTTTCCAAGCTGTTTTTGCGGTTTTTGGCCGCTGAAACGGCCGCCTGAAACTCTCGGACGAAGGAATTTCCCGGCCCAGGGCCGTACAGGCCTCCGGAAAGGTCTTGTTTTCAAAATCCATTAAAAACTGGATCGCGTCGCCGCCCTTGTCACACCGGCGGCACCAGTACGATCCGCCGCCGTTGTTTTGCGCCGGCCAGACGTGGAACCGATCATCACCACCGCACCCGGGGCACGGCGACCACCATTCCCCGCCCTTGCTGGACGATGCTTTTACCGGTTCGATCCCGAATTTTATTAACAAATCCAATACGTTCATAATTTTATTTTATTAATATCAGGACCTTTAAAAAAAGGTCCTGTTTATAGTCATATTTATAATTTATTAATATTATTATTAATAAATATAGTTATGGATGATAGGACTATAAGACGGTATAAACATTCAAAGTGATACTTAAAAACAAAGTTTTTCTTATATATAGGGCCTCAATGGTCCTATATGGCAAAAATAGAAATCCGTTAAATTAAAACAAGTGATTTAAAATAGTTATAACTATATAAAATCAGGACAATTTAAATCAAATGGTCCTGATCGTCCTGATTGGGCCCGTAACGGATCAGTGTTTCAAGTTCAATTTCTTTTATAGCTTTATTTTGATCCAAATATGCTTGCAGGTGATCTTTAAGCCGTACGCCATAATATCGATAAACACCGCCGATTTTATCTTTTTCGAACTTTTTACCCATCAAATTACCGAATGATTTTTGTTTGGGCGCGTGTTTTGAAACATTGATCTTCCACCAGACTTCAAAAACCGTAAAAAGATGCGATGCCCCGCCGGTGGACTCTTTTTCTGTAAGGCAGCATTCATCCAAAAAATCCAGCAGCACATCTTCCCGGCGCCGGTATTTTTGTTTGGCCGCTAAAATCTCCGGCGGCGGGTCCAGGCCATCTTTTTGCCACAACAGACAACCTTCCACTATCCAGGCCAGAATACCCGGGGCCTGCGCTTTGAGTTTTTCAGCTAAATACAAATCCGCTTTACGTTCGTGCGGCTCTTTGGGATCGCGGTTGACAAACGATATATTGTGCGGGATCTGCAGAATTCTTTCCCAGAAGGCATCATCATCCGCCGGCGCGTGCGGCTCGTAATTGGTTAGTAAAAAAAGCGTATGGGTCGGTTTGAATGTAGTCGGGTATTTATCGTGCGGATTGCGGCCGGTAAGCTCTTCACCGCCTGAAAACCATTTTACCCGGGCGGCTGAAAACCGCGCGTGTTCGTCTGTTTCAGTGGCAAACGCAAACCGCAGCCCGCGCAGGGACATAATATCCGGCGTGGGCCCCGATGAACTACCCTTGGTCGCTTGGGCCAGCAGCATTTCCGGCGTGATCGGCGCGGCCAGCTGGCCCAAAACGTGCAGCAGCATCCCCATAAAAATAGACCCTTTGCCGTTGCGGCCGCGCTTGCCGATCAATACCGCAAAAATATGTTCGATCACCGCGCCCACCAGAGCGCAGCCGCAAAGTCGCTGCATAAAACCGACCACCGCCGCATCATCATCATAAATTTGCATCAGCGCCGATTCCCAGGCGTCCCTGGGTGCATCGATCCCGGCCCATTTTACCCGGCAGGCTTTCAGAAGGTAATCATCCGGCCGCCCACCTCTGAAAATACCGGTTTTTAAATCCACAACACCATTAGGGCAGGGCAGCAGCCACGGTTGATTATCGATTTCATCCCCTTGGATGGCGACCGGATCGTCGGTCGTGTGCGCAAATAAAAGGCAGTTTTGCCGGCGGGATTTGCCGCGCAGGGCGTTTATACGGCTTTTAATCGATTTTCTAACCGATTTCATGTACCCCAGGGCCGGGTCTTTTTCATCCATTTTCTTGATTTCGATATCAACCCGGTTAAATTCCTTCTGATATTCGGCCACAACACCTTCCACCGCGGCCAGTGCCGCGTCCATGTAATCGATTTCCCAATGGTGGCCATTCCAGATCATCCAACAGGCCATTGCTTTATTGTAGAGAAATTTCCCACGATACAATTCCTTGAAAAGCATCCCGTCGCCGAATTCATTGGCGTTTAAACAGTCGCGGATGAACCACGGCAGAATTTCCTTTACAGGATCATCCGTTTTATACTTCTCCGCCTCGGCTGCTTTACGCTCTTCAACCTGCTTTTTATACCGCTCAACCTTATCCTGGTCCGGTCGGTCCGTTTGATCCGTCAAGCCGCCACCTTATTCTCTACCTGCCATTTTCGCCATTCCAACACCGCCATATCCGGCATCGGCTGCGGATCAATTCCAGCTTCACACCCACAATCCGGACACATCACCGAAAAACCACTAAAACCAGGGAATCCACACCAGCCCTCGGCATATTCCACCAGGCAACAACTCCGCCCTTGACCGCTCATTACCGATGAAAGAAAACCGGATATGAGCAAGTGAGTTCTTGGTAATGGTTCCCCTTCGTTCATGGGCTCGCCTTTATCATCCTTGCAATTCGGGCAAATCCTATCTTGCGGCTCTAAACACTTATAAAATTTAACCATTTTCCATTTTCCTTCCGATTTTCAAAATTAAGTGTACCCTTCACCCGCGCCACTCGAAACCGTATAAGAGCGGGGTCTCTGGAAGGACCCATTGTTATATATAGCCATCCGCATCCTAATTGGATGATTGGACTGAAATTTTTTAGTTAAGCCAGGCGGGCCGGCGGGAAAAGCGCGATTCGGTTTTGTATCTATCCAGACAAAAGGTCTCATAAGTTTGCTAACGGTCTTGTTTTGGTGGTTTAAATAGAGACAATTGGCCTTTTAACGATGTGCCAATCAGAGCTATGTGCCGGCATGTTGATAGGTGTCTGATTCGTTCCAGGTGTAAGCCGGCGAACCTGGCCGTGGCATAGACATTGACACCCATTTGCTTGCTTAGAATCAATCGCTCCAATGGATATATCCATGATGGTAAATTCATATGTTTTTACTGTGTCCCTTTTCAAATGCTTTTACTTCAAGTTTGGCCAACGCCAGTATGCTCGGCTTTAATTCATCGGGCGCGTCTTTGTATCCATGCTTGTTTAACCGGAGTAGCTCCGCACGCGAAATCAGCATCAGGTTTTCTGGCTCGCAGTTTGTTTTATCTCCACCTTTAAATGCTACGACCACTCCCTCCGGTACCGGGCCGTTCTCCTGCTCCCATATGTAAACGTGCTTATGCTTATAGCGCGTCGGGAATCCGGTATACGGGTCAACCTCCGGAACTTTCATTAATACAAACCCATCCTTCGAACAAACCCTCTCGCTCCACAGTGGTTTGCGGTTCGCCGGCACGTTCCCTTTTTTAAAAGAGCCGCTATTCGGGCCCGTTAATCCCTGCCCTTTTGTACCGTGATTCCAAGGCGTGTTACCCTTTTCAAAACAGCCTGTCCGGCCTGACCGGATCTTATGGTTTTTTACATACGTTTTAATTTGCCCTACGGTAAAGCCGGTATTGAATTTCGCGTTAAGCATGGTTGTCAATTCACGCTGGCTCAGTTTTATATAATTGTTTTTTATAAACTGATCTTGCTCCGGAGTGCATAGCCGGCGGAGAGTAACCAGCCTGTCTTTGTGAGCTCGCCCGCAGGTTATTTTACGATTAGCCAAGGCCGATTTAATTGCAGTTTCGGTTTTGCTGGCGCCGTACTTTGCATTGAAGGCTTTTGTCAGATCGCGGGTGTTCATAGACTGATAGCCCTCCCGCAAAAACTCGATCTGTTCCGGTGTGTATCTATTCGGCTTCGTCATAGCCATCTAATCCAAGCATTTTGGGCGGTTTTTTGATTAGATGTTCATATATTATTTTTTGTGCATCCAGCGCCAACTTTGCGTTACCTATGATCTGACTGGCCACAAAACCGATCGACTTTGCCCGCATGATTTCTTCCGTGAGATTATCGCCTTTCAGATCTTCGTCTGACAAGCGTTCCATTTGGGCAAATAAATGATCGTTTAAATGTATCAGTTTATTTTTCGTATTGTTTTTCATAAGCCAAACTCCCTTTATCCGGCGACGTTTTCAATGGATTTCTCCAGATTTTCAAACTCAGGGCCGTCAAACCGTTGGCGCGGGTTGTGCGGATTGGCCCGGATCTTTGATAGTGAAATTTCTATAAATTGTTCACCAGGCATTTTTTTTGGTTAATTAAAAAGGCCGACTTGTTTTTGCTCCCACGCCACCTTGTCAAGGTTTTTAATAGCCTGTTTGTAATACGATTCTTTTAATTCAACACCAACAAACTTACGGCCCATTTTCAACGCCTGATACCCGACCGAGCCAACGCCCGAAAACGGATCTACCACAACATCGCCCGGATTAGACCATAAATCTAAACACCTGCCTATTGTATCAAGTTGCAGCGGGCAAATATGTTTTTCATCATTCTCGTCTCTGGCAGCCCGTATGTTTAATGTGTTAGTTTGGTTAATATCAAACCACACGGGGGATGCGTATCGCTGCCAAACCTCATGGCTATATTTGTTTTTTCGTGGATCATCGTTTTTTTGTCTTTTTGGCTCTGGCATTTCGCCTATATACCGCTCAAACCCTCTGCCGTGGGATATTGGTTCCGGGTTTTCTCCCGCCTTGCGCATTGTAATTATATAATCAGGCAGGCCCATATTACACCTTGACGAGTCTTTTGATATTTGCTTATGGGCCAACCCCAAAGCCTTTGTCCTGACAGCCTGCACAAGCGGATCTTTCCATATACAAACCCTTGAATGGTAGATAAAGCCAGCCGCCTCAAATAGCCTTATAATTGATCCAGAAAAATCTTTTAGTCCGATAAATCCATCTTTTGTAATAGTAGCCAGCAGGTCCATACAGTGAACACTAACCAACCTGCCGGGCATTAGTGCCCTGTATATATCTTTTACCAAAAACCCAAAATGCTTATCAAACTCGCCCTTCTTGCAGTTTCCAACATCCCTCTCTGAGTCAGAATATGTAAACAGGTCCTCAAACGGCGGGCTAAACAAAAAATAGTGCGCCGAGTTGTCAGGGATGGGCTTAATAACCTCAACCGAATCCCCATGATACATTGCCCAACCATCACCAAGTTTCTGATCTAAAACATTAGCCATTGCGGGAGCTCCATTTCTTTTTTGGGGTTATATGGTGCTGTTTTGATCTCAAGATTTTCTAATTGGTGAAGTGTATTTTTTTTCATATACCCCACCATTTCATGAAACATATTCTTTGCATCAGCCTCCTTTCTTTTAACGTTATCAAGAACAGACTTCTCTTTTTCGCCAATCACAATATGCAGGTTGACGGGCTTTTTTTGACCGAACCGCCAACACCGCCGGGTAGCTTGATAGAACTGCTCATAACTATCAGACAACCCAAAAAATATAACATTATTACACACCTGCCAGTTTACACCAAAGCCAGCGATTTTAGGCTTTGTCACGAGCGATTTTATATCACCATTCGAAAACCCAATTATTGAATTTTCTTTATGTTCGACAGAATCCGAGCCCTTGACCTCGACACACCCACTAATAGACTTTTTAAGCATGTCGCTTTCGATGTTAAGGTTGCACCATGTAAGCCAAATTTCGCCGGGATCGTCTTGAATAATTTGCAGGGTCTTTTTTAATCTTCCGGGCATAGATTCTTTTCTTGATGCCCGGCGCTCTGAAAGCGTTCTCGCTTCTTCTGTAAATAAAGACGTTTTTGCGCCGTTGTATTTTATAATGTGTTCGTGAATGTAAAGCGGGGGCAGGTCAAAGCCGTTGTTTGGGTAGCCGACATCTTGCGGTTTTTGCATAATTACGGCCCATGTTGAAATCCACTCCCAAAACTTATTATCTTTGACATACCCCTTCAGCCTCCATGTTCCTGTTTTTGAAGCATCGTTAATGAAATACATGGACAGCATTTCTGCCCGCGTCATTATCCCTAAAAACTCTGACGTATTGCCAAGTTCCATATAATCGTTTGGTGCCGGGGTTGCTGTGCAGCACAGTTTATACGGTGTATATAAAAAAGCATCGATTATGTAGTTGCGTATCTTGCCGGCAAAGTTTTTCAGGATGCTGGATTCATCCAGCACGATCCCAACAAATTCACCCGGATCAAATTTTTCCATGCGCTCATAATTGGTTATATTGACGCCCGAGACCATATCGGATTGATCCTTGCACGCATTAACATCGATGCCGAACTTCTGGCCCTCATGTTTCGTCTGAATCGACACCGCCAATGGTGCAAACAACAGGACACTTCCGCCTGTTTTGCGGCAAACCTTATCGGCCCATTCAAGCTGCATCAGAGTTTTGCCAAGACCGCAATCTGCGAAAATGGCCGCCCTGCCCTTGAACAATGCCCACCTAATCAAAACCTTCTGCCAGTCAAAAAGCATGGGGTTTAAATCGTCAAGCGAAACATCAAATCCGCTTGCTTCGTGCTGTATTATTTTCGACTCCAAAAACTTCTGATATTCCATTAAATGCATCAGTTTTTTTGCTCCTTTAGGCGGCTTTTTCGGTTTTTTGGTTTTGGAGAAGTGAGAATTCTTTCAGCCAGTATAAGACCTGGCCTTCGGGTGTTCGAACTTCATCATAGGCCACGCTCCGGATCTTTTTCAGCACATCCGGAAATTTTGAAAAATCGATCACCAGGCTGCAATCCGATGGAATCGTTGCCGGCGCCGCCTTCTTTTTTTTGTTCGGTTCAGGCTTTTTAACGGATTTCTTTTTTATCCCGTTTTTAAATCTTCGGGCCATGCACTCTTTGCATATCTCCAATGGCTTCTGACTGGGCCCATGAATCTGAAAATTGGTATCTACAGGCTGCGGTTCGCCATTAGATTCACAATCAGGATCTTTACAAACCTGTGTGGCGGCTTCATCTTCACGGGCCCAGTCAGAAGCCATCTTTATTTTTGATAACCGTTGGCTTATTGCAGCAGGGGAAAGGTTCAGCAGCTGGCCGAGATTCTGCTGTGATAATTCCGGATGATTTGCCTGCAGTTCCGACAGAATCTTATCTTTGAGGTCTGAATATTCTCTTGTTCTTACTCCTTGCCTAAGAAAGGCCTTAATATCAAGCCCGGCATCCCGGACCATTTTGACGACCAGAAGGTTGGGATGCAGTTTTGTTTCATCGTCCTGGTTGTCGATCGGTAATTTTTCGCCTTTTTGCTTGATACAGATGGCGCATGTTTCAGGCGTCAAATTCGAATTATGGATACACACTTCTTTTTCCATTTCTTTGCCCTCCTATTTTTTGAGCCAACCAAGTCGGGATAAAAACCCGGTTGCCGAACCGTTCGGTTTGACTGATCGGCAATTTTAATTCATCGCCATTTTCTTTGATGACTGTTACGGTGTTTTCTGCTATCTCTTTAACCTTGATTATTTTGATTGAGGTTTTCATGTTATGCAAAAATCGTTCGTTAAAAGTTCTGCAGTTCTTACGCACAAAGGGGCCAAAATGCCCCAATATGCGGACATACGGCCCAAAAAACAAAAAAGGCATTTCGGATATAAGTATCCGAAATGCCTTTAAACACTATGGAGCCGACGAGCAGATTTGAACTGCTGACCTGCTGATTACGAATCAGATTGTGGGTGTAATGATTTCGCATAGTTACATTCAATGTTCTGCTTTTCTTACGCAGCTGGATTAAATTTTTTTGTTATAAATCGATATTTACTTCCGTTTCAGACACTACCCAGCGGCGGGGATTTTCTCCGCGACCGGAGACATCGGCCAGATAAATTTTTATGTCGTGGGGTGAAAAGCCGGTGCGGTTTCGGAAGCCTTCAACCAGTCTGTCAACACTCTGCAATATGTCTTTTTCAAGTTCGTCTTTCTCTTCTTTAAATTCTTGTATTTCCATATCAGCCTCGGCGGTTGATTTCGTCTTCTACTACCTGATCGTAAATGGTGGCGTAGATCTGGGTTGTGCGGATATCGCTGTGGCCCAGGATCTGCTGGATGATCTCTAGGCGGTAGCCTTTTTCTACCATGCGGGTTGCGGCGGTGTGGCGCAGGGCGTGCATGGTGATGCCCAGGCCGTCCAATCCGCAGGCTTTTACGGCGGCCCGGATGCGGTGCGAAATATTGTCCGGATGGTGCTGTAAAAATACCGGGCCGATGTCCGGGACAGAGCCCATGGCCGCCAGGGCCTCTTTGATCAGGGGCGTGTTGCGCTCTTTATCGCCCTTGCCGATAATGCGGGCGCGGCCGTACACTTTCTGGTTGGGCTGTTCGTACATGGTGATATCCGGACCGGTCAGGCCGTGGATCTCGGACAAACGGCAGCCGGTGGCCAGGGCGAATTCAGCATAGCGCCATATTTCAAAATCGTTGGCCTTTAGATAGGGCAGCAGCACATCCAGATGATGGGACGGTATGACCTTGGGCAGTCTTTGCGGCCGCCGCATCCGGGGGACCCGGGGCGCCTTTTGGCGGTAGCCGGCTTCGACGGCAAAATTCAGGGCCGCCTTGATATGGCCCATGTATGATATCACGCTCCAGACAGACAGGCCGCGATCAAGGCACACCTGTTTGAATTTTTTTAGATCACTGGAATTAACGGCGCGGACGGCCCGGGAGTGACCGACAACGTTGCCCAGGCTTTTCAGGGCCAGGGCGTCCATGCGCAGGGTATCGGGGCTGAGATCGGCCCGCCCGGGATCCTCGATGTATTCTTTGCTAAAATCTTCTAATGAAATGCGGCGGCCGCGCTGGAGCTCGGCCATTTTGGATTTTAAATTGGTTTTTTTAACACCATCGAATACCTGCTGCGCTTCATCCGGATCGGTGATGGAACGGCCCACGATTTTACGCATGGATATCAGCTTGCCGTCGGGCGGCACTTCGGTGCGCGAATAACGGATGTAATAGGTCCCGTATTTAGGCATTTTATACAGCTGCATAAAATCCATGGTTACACACCTTTTTGGCAAAATTCAACTATTTTCAGTTTATCGATGCGGACTTGGGTGTTTTTATACATGCCCTCAAAGTGCTTATCGATGCTTTTGCGGTCGATAAACCAGGCGTTTTTCTTGTGCTGAGACTGGCCGCCGTCGATTTCGCCTTCCTTGATCAGCTCGATCAGCTTTTTTTCGCCGTATGGGCAGTATTCCATTGCTTCTTTTAAAGACAGCCAGCGTTTCATATTTCATCACCGCCGATCTTTTTAATGATGCTCTGAATTACCGGGACCCGGCTCGAATCGATATCGAATTTTTCTACTGGTTCATTTGCAATGTCGATGTCAATCAGCACATATCGAAGCCGCTTTCTACACACAGGTTTGTCACGATAAGCACACTCCAGTTCATTAACCGCGTATTCGTAAATTTCATCAATTTCTTTTTGGTCGAATCTTTTCATAACGACAATTCTCCATTTTTTTTCAAAAAGGGGCCGGTCTCTCCCGACTGTCACGCCCACTAATTTTCACTATTCCTTGGGGGCCGGTGCGTCCACCGGGGTCTATTCTCCCCTCATGATGGTCACGTTGACGTTTAGACCGCTGGCCGGTACATTCAGGGGCTATCGCGGATTGCCGTTAACCATATCTTCTATCCAGTCTATCCGGCAATCTATTAAAAAACTAAATTTGGAGATATCGATATATATTAGCCGACCAGACCAATATTTATTAATTTTGCAAGCATTCCATTTATTATGTCTAAAATAGTGTACTGTTATTTTCCCGTTTAATATTCTCGGAATATTCATTTCTACATCTCCGTGGGTTGTATCCAGGCGTAAAGGTCCGTTAACTCTCCATAATCATATACATCTAACCATTCGTCCCATTTACAGTATCGTTGTCTATCAGTGTAATCTTGATTTCGTTCCATTTAGTCCCATCCAGACCTTGATTCCCGTAGTATTTACACCCTTAAATAAATTGTTACGGCAAATCTTTGGTCTGGACTTTCCGAGAATTCATATAATCCATCACATCTTCGATAGAATACCGGATACTGCGCCCAATACGAATAAAGGAAGGCCCGATTCCCTTATGTCGGTAATTTCTCAAGGTCTGAACACCAATCCCTGTTATTTCAGACACCTTTGTATCCTTAATAAAAATATGCTGGTTTATCCCTTTGTTATAACTGTTCTCTTTCAATACCATCGCTTATCT